ACGAGTTAAATAAAAGTCTGCACGCTGTTTCTGTATTGTTCTAAGATACTTCATAGTATCTATGTTTACAGATGTTGCTGACTCCATTGTTCCTTCTACTATACCCCGATTCATCGTCCTGTACATCAAATGCGGTATAGCTTGAAAGTAAGCTTGTTGTACCAAGAACGGTTGCACATAGTCATTTACCAAGGTTGTTTCAGCTGCGTTAAATGTATTACCTGTTGCAGATACTTGTGACAATAAATGATTATAGAATTTCGTTCCCAAAATGGTTTGAAGGTCTATATCCTGTGCAATCTGAACTTCCGCTTTAAGAACGTCCATATCCACATTTTTATTGATGTTGGTAAAGTTTTTCAGCTTTACCTCTGATATTAATAATACACCCATATTATACTAATGTTGGAGTTATTGGTTTATCATCCACTACTGGATTTTCTTTAACGTCACCCGTTAAGAATAAACTTAAAGGTTTAACTTCAAAGGTTGTTGGTCTTTCAAATTTCAATGAAACCAATTTATCAAAAACTGGTAACAAACAATTTTGATATGGCATAATTACCATCTTACGGAAATATTCTGAATGTTCTGTAATCTCATTACCACCACCCAATTTACCAGAGGTTGCAATACCAAATAACTCAGCAGAAGAAACTCTGTGAGAGGATAGGATTGAACGAGTTACATCATCACTTAATGCTTGATAATAGTTGTCATTATCATTACGAGGAATCTGTGTAATGACAGGAGATTGTTCTTGTGATTCGTTGAATGAGATAATAGCTTGACCAGCATTATCTGTTCCACCATATTGTGATTCTAATGCCCTAACCAGATCTCTTTGTTCTTCTTCACCAGGAATCCCGTTATTATAATTAATCCATAAACTTGGAACCATTCCTTTACGAAGGTTGTTCATATGGAAGTTCTTTGTTTCAATATCAATTTCCATACTTCTTTGACCAGCTGACCAGTCAGGAATTGGATAGTATGACATAGATGGAATATAGTTCTTGTAGTAATAGATTTGATTTGGGTCCTTCTCGTTTTGTGAGAACGCCTTAATTTCAACAGGAGGATATTTCTTTATATTCTTCCATTCAGGAGAATAGTAATAACATTCAATCTTATCGTCTTCATTCAATTTACCACTTCTAATTCTACTAAAATCTATATGATAAATCTCAGCAATTGATTTTTTATCTTTAGCCCAAATAACATTTAAAGCAAACCCACCAAATAACATAAAATCCAAAGCACATTTTCTCATTACTTCGGATACGTTTTCAGATTCATTTATCAAGTTAATAGTAGCCATAGGATTGTTTAAAGAAACAACACCATCACCCATTATCTGATTTACCTTAGATATTACAACAGCTTTGTGGATTGCACAATTGTCAAATAATTCAATAAAATATTGAGGTAACAAGTTATGTTCACCATAATAAACCCAAGGTGAACGTAGTAAAACCTCAGCAAAAATTGGTACTGAAGCCTTTGCGAATGCTATATTCTTAAACTCTGTCTTTTTTATCTCACTCATAATTAATCTTGTATGTATATATAATTTTCATTTACTTCATTCGGAGAGATATATTGTGTAAATGGATTGCTTTCTTGGACACCTTGCAATATTGCAATTCCTTTGAAAACATTAGTTGTCGTATCCCCAAAAATATTTAATATATATTCCCCCAAATAGTTTAAATCATCAGTATCTAATGGTAATACAATTTCACAGTAACGAATATTCTGTTCATATTGTGCTGGATCAGACGTTGAAACAGTATAGGATTTGGACTCCTTACTCATAATATGTACAAAGTTCAAAGTATAGCCAGTAAAAGTATCCCTACTATTATTGTTTATATTAAGAACTAATGTATTTTCTTGACCTTTATTGATGTATAACATATTATCTTTCTTATTATTAAATATAAAAAAAATCATTTTGAATTGGTATAGCATAAAAAAAAGGGTCCGAAGACCCTCTTTTTATTAGAAGATATAGAAATTCGGTCAAAGACCTACAATTATGCTACCACAATTGCACCAAAGATAGAAATTAAATAATCGTCACCTGATACATCGTTAGCATCTAAAGAAGTGCTTATTAAAGTATTAGCTGGAGTATTTTCTTGACCTGTGAAGATCATTTCAAATCCATTTCTATCACCGTACGCCGTACCCGTTCCTGCAGAACCACCTGATAAATACATCCCGTGTACCTGACCTAACAAGTAGAATGCATTATTTTGGTCTTGTGCAACGATTTGGATTTGGTCGTTTTGTGATAAGACTTTTAATTTATTTCTTTTCTCTTGGTCGTAACGGAACAAGATTGCTGTAAGAACTTGTTCAAAATAGATTGTACCATTTTCAAAGTTCTTTTGTACGTTTTGTGCTAAGCTGCTTGTGTTGCGCTTAAGCTCAAAACCATAGAGTGTAGAACCAGCTACTGAAGTAGCACCAGTGATTGCACCATCTGCGTCGTAAGTGTAACCAGTAATACCACCAAGAGTTGTACCTGTACCACCTACTACCCATATTTTTTTGACACCACCAATACCATCAGAACAACCGAATGCTTCACCTGAAGTTATATAACAAGACATAATTTATATGTTTAAATTTTTTATTTATTTTTTTTAAAGGGGACTTTCACCCCTTTTGTTTTTATATTTTTTTAGACTATGCTAAGTTGTTTGTTGCGAAGTACGCTGTTGAACCAAATGTTGCAATTTGTGCACCATAGTTATAGTTCGCTCTTAAACGTAATTCATCAAAATCCTTAGAGTACCAGATAACCAATTTCTCGTGATCTGACAATAAGTCAAAACCTACTACGATATACTCGCGTGGTCCAATTACTACTTGGTTAGAACTGTTCAAACCGATAGTTGGAACAACTTTAACATTTGTATTTGGATGTACAGCTTCCATATTCGCAGTAATATCAGCACCACCAATGTAGTTAGCGAAGAAGTTAGCTCTAGTTAATGCTTGTACATATAAACGGAAGTTAGCGTAAGACATAAACACTACTAAATCTTCTCTTGACATAGCGTTGTCATCTAATACGTTGATTAACTTATCAATTTCTGTGATAGGGTTACCACTTGTTCCGTAAGATGCAGTTGAACTGAAAGTTACACCACTTGAGTTTGCAACACCTGTTGTTCCTGTACTAATCAAGGTTTTGAAACCGTTGAAACAAGAAGAACCAGTTGTAGCTTGCCACAATTGTTGTTCAATTCTTTGTTGGATTTGTTTAACTTTTAAATTTGCTATTTGCTCCTCAAATGGAACTGACTCAGATGTTTGACCTGGCGCCATTAACATTGATTGGTATGTGTCATACAAATCTTTGTAACATAAAGCTTCATTATACTTTTCAGGACAAGTTGTGATATTAGCTTGTGTGAAAGTTGTTGTACCTGATGGATCCCATCCGCAAGTACCATCGTTGAAAAACGCTGTAGAGTTTAAAAGGTTCAACGCTTGTGTTCCTTTGATACCTAAACGTACGTTTGCGTAACGTGCAGTTGTACCACCTATTAACGCCTTTGAAAGTAATTCACCACCTACTTGGTCAACGTATGAACCGATTGTTGCAACGTCATAAGCGAATTGTTCTTTTGATAAAATTTTCATTTTCTTATTTTTTTTAGTTATTTGTTATTTTGTCTTAAAGACATAATCATAGATATTTTATCATCCATTTCATTGTCTTTAGGTTGTTTATTAAAATCTGTTTTTCCATTAGCAATTGGTTTTGCTGCTGGTTCTTTTTTGAATGCTTTAAATTCGTTTTCTAATGTTGAGTAATTTGACTCTATTTGTGCCATTTTCTCACCCATTTTACTAACAAACTCTTTTAACATATCCATCATTTCTTTTGACATATCCATTGAAGGAACTTCAACTTCAACTTCAACTTCAGGTTTTTCATCTTCAGAAACAACTTCTTCAATTTTTGCGATAATACCCTCTTTGGTTTCTACTTTAGTTCCGTCCTCAAGTTCGTGAACACCATCTGGTGCAGGTATTTCTGCGTCAGGGGTAACCACAATAACTTTAGCACCTTCTACTAAACTATCACCTTCAACTTTAATGACTGTACCGTCAGCGAGTTTTGCATCCATAAAAATTTCTTTTACTGTTTTGATTGAACCGTTCTTAACTTCTATTTCAAAGTTTTCAACTAATCTGTATTTACCATCTTCTAAAGCCACTTGTTCAAAAGCATCGTTAATCTTTACGATTGACTTACCTACCTCTAACTTATCAGTTTGAAGGATAGTGTTATCTTCTAATTTAAATGACAATAATGTTGGTTCATCAGCTAAAAATCCAAACTTAACCATCAAAGATTTAATCTCTTGAATTGCGTTTTTAGAATTTGACATAATTGTTTATTTGTTTTAATTTATTATTCTCTTATTATTAAATATAGATTTAGATATATATTACCATATGTTTTTAATATTTCTTCAATATCTCGGCTACCTTGTATAAGAACATCTCCTCTTTTGTGAAAGAAGAAACCTCCTCAAAGAAACCAGACACAGAAAATCCATTCAATTTACCATCTTTAACTTTTTTCCAAATCTCTTCATTTTTAACTTTCATTGATACAAACCAAGTACCAACAGGGGTTGACTCATAACCATATTTTGTTGACTTATCTGATTCATCTTCCTTAATCCAAGACTCAATTACATATACATCCTTAACAGCTTTACCGTCGTGCATTTGGTCATTGTTGTCTGTATATTTGTTTTTCATATACTTCTCAGCAATCATCTTGATTGTTTCAGCACTGAAGAAAACATAATACGGATTACCCAAAGAATCCTTACGGAATATCTTTTGATCAGGAATCATTGCTGGTCCAAGTACAATTCTCTTTTCCTCATTATCAATTTGGAAATATTGTTTTGACATTTTCTCCTCTTGATTAATTTTTGATTCAGCCCAACTTAAAGCAGACTTACCTCCCCAACTATCATACATCAATTTACCACAACCATCACCATATCCTTTTGAACTTTCTAAATCAACCTCGTGTCTTGATAAGTAACTATACATTCTTTTCACCGTATCTAAACTGATTGGTTCACCATTAGCAAGTTGATTAGCACGCTGTTTTCCCACATCTGTTCCACAAGAACCCCATCCATTCTCATCAACATATTTCAATACAGCTTTAGCATTATTCTTAACACTATCAGGATAGTCTGAATAACTATCAAACATAGTTGGTTTAACTAATGATTTTGATATTGTATCACCTGATACTTCATCAACATATGATGGTAATGGATTGTCATAACCAAATGATTCTTTACCTGGTACTCTTGTATCTGGTTGAGGTAATCCCATAATATCCAAACTCTCATCACCTTCCACTCTACCTTTTCTAACGGATGATTTGTTTACAATTTCTGTACCTCTACGATATGTTATTTTCTCCCAAATATGACGACAGTTATAAGAACCACGCCATACCATAGCAGATGAACCTAAGTCATTTATAATAGATTCTAAATCCTCAACTCTATAAACTAAGTTCTTACTTAATAAATCCCTACAAAAGTCTCTTGTTGTATCTATTACAGGTGCACCATTAGCTTGTGGGTTTAATATATATTTATATCTAATTAGAAAGTTTTCTGTATCTTCAAATGAAGGTTGATTTGGTGAGGAAGAAACAAAGTCTTCTTTAACTCTTTCCCATCCATCAGAAAATAACTCCTCTTCCAATTGACCCTTTTGGGTAATCATCTCAGAGTAAGTTAAATCTTGACCATCAGGAATTACAAATTCCTCTGGTTTCACCTTATTGAAGAACATCCAATTAACTTCTATTGCTGGTTCGTCAACTAAAGATATACTGTCAATACCTGAAATGGCATCGTCTTCTTCTATCTTTAATTCAAATATTTTATCTTTCTTTATCATATTATTAAATATAAATTATCTTCCCTGAGATCTGTAGGGTTTAGGTTTTTGACTTTTGGGTCCCCAAGATTTTTGTGCTTTACCACCTTTTCTTTTACCAAAAGTTACTTTATTGTTTGATTGATTTTTTCCCTTTGCCATTATAATGTTGAAAGGTCCTTTAACCTTGTTTGTTTTTCTATTTCTGATTGCATATCTTTTGAAACCACATAAGTCTTTAAGATTACAGGTGATTGTTCTTTTGAGTAATCAGCTAATTTTGGATTATCAAATCTTGCAGCACCTGTAGCACCTTTACTGAATGATGTACCACCACCCATTTGATTCATAGCTGATAGTAATGGTGCAAACATAGTTACAGCACCTCTTGTCATAACAGCTTCACCACCTTCAGCGGTAATTGGAACACCACCATTTGAGTGTCTTGGTCCTTCAATCATACCACCATCACCATAGTTTCTACCTAAATTATTTGAAGCTGGTGCACTTGAACCACCACCTCCACCACCATCGTATTGTGTACTCTTAATTAAAGCTACCTTCTTATAACCAAATACTAAAGCTGCGGCCGCTGCGGCTGCACCCAATACAGGTCCAACCACAGGTATAACTGCTAAAGATTGGTAGGCTTGAATTGCACCTTGTAAGGTTCCAATAATTGCTTGTGCAATTTGTACATTCTTATTCTTTTCAAAATATTTCTTCTTAATCTTATCTTCCTCTTCCGCATTACCTTTGACTTTTTGTAAGTCTTGGTCCATTTCCATTTGGTTAATTTCACTAACATCACTGAAAGCATTACTAACAGCAGCTAATCCTGCACTTATAAAACCTAAATAAGCATTTAATTTTTCTGATTGTAAGTCTTTTGATAATTGTGCATATTTTTGTTCAATTGCTAATTTCTGTGCTTCTGTTAAATCTAACTCAGCCAATTCCCTTTCTTTAGCCTTGTTTAATAATTCTTGTCTTCCATTCCAATAAGCATTGAAACTATTCTTATTTGCTTCATTTGTTATTTGAAGAAATCTAAGGTCACTATCAAGTTTAGCTATCTTTTCATCGTTCTCTCGTTTTCTCTTATCTTCATCAATTTTCTTTAGGTCCCTATCTAAAATCTTAGCCATAGCTAATCTTAATGCATTTTTATCCATTTCAGACATTGCAATAAAATTCTTATCTTCT